CTTCAGCCGGGTCTTGGTCCACTGCACACCGCCGATAATGTTCTGGTTGGCTGCGGAGAAGGTCACCGAGACCGGGGAATCCCCGACCTGGAACCATTGCAGGACATTGGTCGGCAACAGCCGGTAGACCCAGCCGGTGAGCTCGGACAGCCGTGTAAACGCAGCCTCCACCGTGACATAGTCAAACGTCAGATCACCCATCGTCGGGCCGGTGGCCATGCCCGTATCGAGGGCAATGCCGTAGGCTGACAGGTAATCCGTCGTAAGCTGTTGGATGAGGGCCTTGAACGTCGAGCCGGCTGGCGTAGTCTGAAGGACGAGCCGCTGGGCCGCAGCCCGCCACGTATTGACCGCCGAGATGCGCGTCACGACGCCGATGCTGTTGTCGTCCAGGGCTCGGTCCTCGACGCCGAGAATCGCCCCGCTGAAGACGACAGTGGCCCCGTCGAGCACCGTCACCGCATCGTCTGGCGCCGGCCGATACGCAAATTGCGTCAGGTCGGAAAGGTCCAGGACCTCAAACGAACAGGTTGCCCGTGAGCCTAGCGCGTATTCAATCCGGACATTTTGAATCGCTCGGACAACGGTCGTCTTGTCCAGCGCTCCGATGTAGAAGCTGAGGGCCATACTACACCCCTACACCGCGCAGAATCCCCGGTATCCGCTTCAGCGTGTTCTTTGCGACCAGTTCCCCGTCCAGATACGAGTTGACATGGATAGTCTGGTCACCCATGCCGAGCCCATCGCGTCCGAGCGGAATGACCGCCTCTGGCCCACGCTCCCCTATCAGGGCCACGGTTGGACGCCGCACGATGCCGCCAGAGGCCAGCCGCGGCCCGTCGAAGTCCGGATCGTTGCCTTGCTGGTCATACCGATAGCGGATTCTTATTTCAGGAGGATTGATATCGCTGAAGGCGTCCTCGATATTCGCTGCGGCGTCCTCCGCCGGCTTCTTCAAGCCATCGAACGCCGCCGGCAGATCGGCTTTGAGCACCTTGGCAATTGCCAGAAGCACGTCCAGGATTTTGTCGTTGACACCTTTCATTTGAGCACCGACCAGCCCTTGCTGTTTGGCCTGCTCGAGAATCTTGAGCGTGGTATCGTCCGTGATGCTGCCGAAGGTCTCCTGATATTCCCAGAGCTTTTGCAGGACGGGCTGGCTGAGGGCTAGGGCAGCGGAGATATCCCCGCCCTTATCGGCAATCGCCTGGAGGCTCTGGCCAATGTCCGAGGCTGCGGCTTGGAAGACGGCCGGCGACAGGGCTTGCGCCTTGAACAGCCCCTCGAGCACTTGCCCGGTGTTGCGGACATTCTCGAGCAATGGCCGGAAAGCGGTATCGTTGACCAGCGCGAAGTTGGCCAGAAGCTCGTCGATGACCTGATTCGAGCCGAGCCCGAAATCTTCGATGCCTGAGCGCAGCACCTCGAAGGCTGGCTTGAGCTTGGTAATCGCATCGAAGGCGTCGCCAGATTCTTTCACCAGCCCTGCGAACACGCCGCCGATGAGCAGACCCAGCCGCTCGAATTCCGGCTGAGACGATGCCGTGGCGAGGTTCAGATTCTCACCGAATGTCTGCGCCCGCGCATTGACGCCTTCGAGCGCATTGCCGAGTCCTTCGATACGCTTGTTTTGGAGGTCGATGGCCCCGTTCAGCCGGTCTACTGCCGCCTTGAACTGCTCCGGCTTTTTGGCATCGAATGCGGCCTGGATGTTGACGCCAAGTTTGTCAGCTAGCGCCCGCAGCTTTTCCATCCCGCCGAACTGTTCCTGGAGCGCAATCTTCTGCTCCTCCATTTGCTGTTTGGCTTTTTTGTCCGCCGACCGGCCACCGAAGAACCCGGCTAGTGCTCCGACGCCGGCTCCGATGGCGGTGCCGAATCCCGGCATGATGGCCGTGCCAGCCGCAGCCCCAGCCGCAGCCCCAGCCAATGCACCTTTACCTTTGCCGTATTGCTGGCCCAACTGGAACCCGGTAATGGCTGTGCCGATGGATGAGCCTGCCAGCCCAATCAACTTGTTACTGGACGAGACTTTGGACAGGTCACCACCAGCCGCGGCCAACGCATTCTGGAACCGCTTGGAGAACTGCGCGCCTAGTGCCGCCCCGATGGCCCCGATAACATTCCCGCCATTCTTTAGCGCACCAAAGACAATCTCCGGAAGACTCTGACCGAACTCCGAGAATGCCGAGCGCATCGGCCTGATATTCGAGACGATGTAATCGGTCGTCTCCTTCATCCCGACTTGCAGCTTTTTGAAATGCTTCTCTGCGAGGTCGTTCCCAAGTTCGGCCACCCGCGCGTTGAGTTCGCCGAACACACCAGGCAGGCCGATATACTGCGCTCGAATGGCATCCAGCCATGTCGAGCTGGTGCCACCAGACTTGACGACGCCACCGATGTCATCAGACATGTCGCTGATGTTCGGTAGACGAATACGGTCGAAGGCGTCCTCGAACCGCGCCTGGTTGAAAGCTCTCGCCACGTCAGCGACGCTGTTTTTAACCGAGATGCCCCATGCCTTGGCCTTGCGCTCGGCCTTCGAGGCCGCAGACCCAAACAGGTCCATCATCTCGGATAGTGGCGTGCCCTCCCGCTGGGCCGCTTCAATCTGCGTCGTAAGGTTCTTCAGGCTCTTAGCAAACGTGTTGGATCCGGTTCCTGCTTCCTTCGCCGCCGTGCCCACCCGCTCGAGGGCCGGCCCGCCCTTGTCACCGAAGGACACGACTTGTCCGCGGGTTCGCCCGAGCTCCGTCGCCAGCGACGTGATCTTGTTCGCGGCACCGGTCAGCGTCTCGTTCCAGTTCTCCATGCGCTGGTTGTTCGCACGGATGTCCTCGCCCATCTGACGTGCCAGGCGCCCAGCCTTGTCGGTCACGTCCATCAGGCTGATGATTTCGGACGCCGCGAATCCGATGGCCGCGGACCCGCCCGGCAATTTGGCTGCAAGCCTGACCAGCTCCAGCAATGTGCCGCCGACCGTGGAAATCGAGCCGGCAATACCTTGGACTGCGCCCTTAATGGCACTGTCGAGAAGGTTGAACTCCTTCTGCACAAAGTTGATAGCTTTTACAAGTCCGGCCAGCACGCCCATGAATCCGATAATGGCATCGGATATAAAGTTGAACGCCTGTTTATTGCTCGCAGCCCCGTCCGTCATTCCGCGCAACGCCGCAGACACCGCGCCCATCGCGGTCGCTACCGTCTGGTTCTGCGTGATGGCGTCACCCCATGTCGAGAGCAGCGTCTTCCACGCGGTATCCAGTGCGCTCAACTGGCCGGTGTAGGTATTCGCCGCCTTGGCCGCATCGCCCTGGAAGGCTGCGGCTTCGCGCAGGATGCCGTTGTAGAGCGCCTGGCGCACACCGGCATCACTCGAGGCCCTCGACAAGTCCTGTTGGCTGTAGCCGGCCTCCTTGAGAATCTGGGACAGGTTTTTGGTGATGCCGGCGTTATCGACCAGGATGCTGTTACCGTTCTTCACGCCTTCTGTCGCCGTCCGGACGGCATCGCCGAACGACAGCGCACCAGCCCGCCCGAACGCCGCGGCATCCTTGAAGGCGTTCATCAGGTCTACGGACTGGTCCAGCCCGAACCCCGCCGCGAGCAGATTCTTCAGGCCAGTCGCAGAATCCTTGAGTGGCAGCAGACCGTCTGACGACAACTGCCGTGCGGCATTCGTCGCCAGTTGGGTATCGGTCCCAAACGCCCGCGCCACACTTGACAGCCCGATAAAGGCGTTGTTGAACTCCTGCGAGAATCGGATGGCATCCTTGACCATGCCGGCGAAGGCACGGCCGAAGGCATACGCCATGTCGGTGCCGACACGGCTGATGGTGTTCCCGATGGCGGATGCGCGTGTTGCGGAGCCCTCGAAATTATCTGAGAACTTCTGGACAACCTTGGTCGCGTCGTTGAAGGACTTCTGGAACTCGGCAATCTGTGCCGAGACACGAACGACGAGACTGGCGGCTGGTGCCATTACGTGAACCGTCCAGACATGAAGTCACGCTCCAGCCGTGTGCCGACGGCGCGCATCCGCTCGATGAAGTCCCGTTCCTCCGCCTCCGCTGCCGGCCGCATGAACGGACGCGCCGACATTTTCACGGTGCCGTATTCCACGAACCGCCAGTAGAAGGCCCGCTGGTCGTCACTGAATCCGACACGTCCAGCCAGGCCGTGAATGCTCGAAGCGATCAGCGACTTCAACGTGCCCGTAGCCACTGGCACCAGACTGCGCGCACGCTGCGCCACGGCAAACGACGTCTTGGCGACGGCATCCTGCGAGCCAACCTTGACAGCCTCCGGTGCCGTGCGGATGGCTCGTTGTAACGCTTCCATCCCTTCCAGCTTCATGGTGACCTTGGCCACTCAGTCCTCCGTCGCCCACTTGATAGCCTGCGCCTCGAGCCGAACACGTTCAGCCTCGAGCATTGCCTCAGACAGGGCCTCGCTGGCCCGTGCCGATTCCGGCATCAGCCGCAGCCGGCCCCGTCCGAGCAGTTGCGGCACCGTCAATTTCCGTTTCGAGTGTGGCGCCAACACCCACTGGCCCAGCGTGCCGACCATCTCCCACGCCCGGTCCTGCCGGCGATAGAACCCGTCCAACATCAGGTCGAACTCACGCGGCGTCAGCTTCCAGAATTCCCACGGCTTCAACTGGAGCTCGCCCAGTCCAATCTGTTCCGCCCACTTGAGCCACGTCCG